AGGGCTAAAGAACTACAGCATAGAAAGCGTTATAACAAGATCGAATTCTACGATCCATACCCTTTCCAGAAAGAGTTCCATGACACAGGGATGGGCCATAACCAAAGGCTTCTGATGTGTGCCAACCGTATAGGTAAATCTTATAGTGGTGCAATGGAGATGGCTATGCACCTCACAGGGATATACCCTGAGTGGTGGAAAGGACGAAGGTACAGGAACGCTATCACAGCCTGGGTAGGTGGGGTCAGCAATGAGTCTACCAGGGACATATGCCAGGCAGAGCTTCTAGGAGCCCCTGAGGACCCTACAGCGTGGGGCACTGGGTGTATACCTAGAGATACAATAATATCGTCAGAGCGCAAACCAGGGGTGCCTAACGCTAAATCCCTGGCTCTTGTTCGCCACTCAAGTGGCACTAACTCTACGGTACACTTTAAGTCCTATGAGTCTGGGACTGAGAAATGGATGGGTCGTTCTGTTGACTGCATCTGGTTGGATGAGGAGCCTGATAGGTCCCTTTACTCCCAGAGCGTCACCAGGACGCTTGATCGCAGAGGCATGGTATATCTGACGTTCACACCAGAGAAGGGCATGACTGAGACTGTAAGCGCCTTCATGAATAATATCAAGAAAGGTCAGTCACTCACGAATGCCACCTGGGATGATGCGTCAGAAGATACCAGGTCTATGAATGGCAAGCCAGGACATCTTGACCATGAGACAATGGATCAGATTCTGGCAGCCTACTCACCCCATGAAAGGGAGATGAGGAAGTATGGTAAACCTACAATTGGTTCAGGATTGGTTTTCCCGATACCAGAGGAAAAATTAGTATATGACGACATTGAAATCCCGGATCATTGGTTGCGTATATCGGCCATTGACTTTGGCTGGGACCATGACACAGCGGTGGTTTGGGGAGCGCATGACGTTGAAGAGGATGTATTCTACGTCTACGATTGTTACAACCAAAATAAGAGGTCTCCTGCGGAGCATTCCGAAGAGATTAAAAGGAGGCCGTCTTTCATCCCTATTTCGTACCCTCACGATGGCAATAGGCGTGATGCTATGGGTAATCCCGGCCTTGCTGATATCTATCGCCAGTGTGGTTGTAATTTCCTGTTGGAGCATTTTACAAATCCTCCAGCCCTTGGCCATACGAAAGGCAGTAATTCGGTTGAGCAGGGTATACAAGAGATGTTGATCTGGATGGAAGAAGGCAGGTTCAGGATTCATTCCAGCCTGACACACTTGCTCCAGGAATACCGACAGTACCATAGGAAGGACTCAAAGATCGTAGCAATAAGGGATGACTGCATGTCAGCCATGAGATACTGTTTCATGAGCAGAAGATTCGGAATAGCAGGCGCAGATGAAGCATGGAAGTTTGATTTCGACAAGCCAATTAAATACCAAAACTTAGGGATCGTTTAATGAGTAAGGAACAAATAACAGAAGAAAATATCGTAAGTCGAATTGATGCTGAGATAGCAGAGGCTTTAGGGTGGGATGATGAGATCAGTGCCCAGAGAGCCAAGGCAATGCGATACTACTATGGCGAACCTTTCGGCAATGAAGTCGATGGCAGGAGTCAGTACGTTGACTCCACAGTTCAGGATAGCATCGAATGGATCAAGCCAAGCTTAATGAGGGTCTTTGCATCTGGTGATGAACTGGTACAGTTTGAGCCGAACGGCCCTAATGAAGTGGATGCTGCTAAACAGGCTACTGACTATGTTAACTATGTACTGCAACGCCAGAACAATGGCTGGGAAGTTCTTTATTCCTGGTTCACTGATGCCCTACTACAGAAGAACGGTATCATCAAGGTCTGGTGGGATGAGTATGAAGAGGATGTACGTGAGGAGTACCACAATTTAAACGACATGGAGCTAGAGGCTCTAGTCACGAACGCTGATGTAGAGGTAGTAGAACACAGCCCAGGGATTGATAACCATGATATCGTTATCAAACGATCTATGGCTGGTGGAAGCATCAAGGTGGAGAATGTACCACCTGAAGAATTCCTGATCAACAGGGAAGCAAAGGATATACAGGATGCAAGATTCATTTGCCATCGTGTACGTAAGACCTTGTCTGAGTTAAGGGTGATGTATCCTGACATAGACGAAGAGGAGTTACGTGGTGCTGATGGTGGAAATATAACCTGGGATATGGAGAGAGAGTCAAGATACTCCTTTGATCACTCTAGCATGGGATCTAATGCAGCTTCCGAAGAGTCGATGAAGGAATACTATTTGCATGAATCCTTCCTGACTACCGACTACGATAATGATGGGATAGCAGAACTACGTAAGGTCTGCACTGTTGGATCAACTGTTCTTTCGAACGAAGAAGTTGACAACATTCCTTTCATAAGCATAACCCCGATCAAGATACCGCATAAGTTCTTTGGGCTATCCATTGCTGATCTTGTTATGCCAATTCAAAACATAAAGAGTACCTTGATGAGGAACCTCCTGGACAACATGTATAACCAGAACTTTGGTAGATATGCTGTGCTTGAAGGTCAAGCGAATTTGGATGATTTGCTCACAGCCAGACCAGGCGGTATAGTCAGGGTTAAATCCCCACAGGCTGTAACTCCTTTGGCTACTCCTACACTGGAGCCTTATACGTTCCAGATGCTGGAATATTTAGATGAGGTCAGAGAATCCAGAGCCGGTGTAAGCAGAACATCTCAAGGTATGAACGACCAGGCCCTTACCTCCCACACTACTGCCACTGCTGTGAACGCTGTTATGACGGCTGCACAGAGCAGGGTAGAGCTAGTAGCAAGACAGTTTGCAGAGACTGGGGTCAAGGACCTTATGCTCCGTATATACGAACTACTGGTTAAGAACATGGATCGTGAGAAAGTAATCAAACTCCGTGGTGAGTGGGTTCCTATTGATCCCACCAGTTGGGCTGATAGCATGGACGCTACTGTATCGGTAGCACTTGGTCACGGTAACAAAGACCAACAGATTAACCAACTCTCTAACCTGGTACAGATGGCTAGCCAAGCGAAAGCGAATGGCTCACCGATGGTATCTGAAGAGAACATCTACAATCTGTCTGCATCACTAATACGAAGCATGGGATACCAGCAGGTCGATGACTTCCTGACCCCACCTGATAAGCAGGAGCAGAAGCCTGACGAAATGCAGGCTGCTACAGTAGAAGCCATCAAGGTAGATACCCAGGTCAAACAGGGTGAACTCAAAGTCAAGCAAGACAAGGTTGAACTTGATAGACAGGAAGCCAAGATGGATCAGAAATTCAAAATGGCAGAGTTGGCCACTGAGTTGGAGACGGGGCAACCTATGAAAATAGGTCCCTAATGAATAAGCAAGAAAGGTTTCAAGCAGCCAAGGATATTATGGCAAACGGTTTATTCAACGATGCAATTAACGATATGAAGGACCAGTTATACCAAGACTGGATAAACACAACTGAACACGAAACCGCTAGCCGTGAACAGTTGTGGATGAAAATTAAGTTAGCGGAGAAATTACGTGGGGAGATAGTGGCCATCATTGAAGATGACGCTATAGCGAACCACATAAACAATCTAAAGGAGATATGATGGCGAACGCAGAAGCAAATGTGGAGAATATTGAACAACCAGTACCCACAACCGAAGCACCAATGGGAGTTGTTGAGGCCCAAGAAGCAATCCTTAAAATGTTAGATGCCGATGAGGCGCAACCTGAGCAGGAAGAGGAGCAACCCACAGAAGATACAGAACCACAACCTGAAGAGGACGGGGAAGTTGACATTGATGAGGCTGGAGAAGATTCCGAAGAATACGAAGAAGAGGAATACGAACCAGACACCGATAACAAAGAAGTTGAAGGAGACGATGTTGAAGATACGTATTCCATTACAGTAAATGGAGAAAGCGTTGACGTAACGTTGGATGAGTTACAGGCCGGATACTCAAGACAGTCGGATTACACCAAGAAAACTCAAGAGATAGCAGAGGAGCGGAAGGGACTGGAGCAGTACCAAGCCAAGTTCAATGATGAGTTCTCCAAACTCTCTCAAGAGCGACAGCAGTATCAACAGGCACTTGGACAACTTGGACAGCAACTGTCTGAGGGTTTAAACAAGTATGCATCAGTTGATTGGGCAAGATTAAAAGAAGAA